GTTAATGGAAGATGTAATTGAAATGGCACTAACAAAACCCCTCATAATAGCTAGACAACTAGCTAAATCTGCCCAAATAAGTGGGGCAGAAGATGGAACGTATTTCGATCCGCACGCAGAAACGCGAGATCAGGAAATTTTTCCAGGACGACAAAAAAAAAGAACGTAGTTTTATAAGTCAAACGTTTTTTGGTATGAATGAAGAGCCTAAACTGTCACCGGTGAAGGACCCCGTTGTACCTTTAGGTATTTTGGGTAGCCTATACTACGGATATATCAAAACATTTAATGATGTATCTACGACTGGATTTAGGAGATTCATGGCGAAGCATCCTTGATTGCTAGCAATGCTTATTGGCTCAGGCTCAGCAGCTAGCGTTATAGCGCAGAAAGGTAGGTTTGGACGTGACGATTTCGATAAGAATAGTGCGCCATCCCCCTTTTCGCTTGAAAAAGAAGGCTCGGGTGCAGGCGACCAGGTTTATCGTGTTTTACGTAATTCCTTAGTTACCGTGCCTGTTTCCTACTATAGTGCAGGAAGCGCGCAAGCCAAGGCGCATAAAGGTATACCTATTACCAAAACAGAAGATTTTGTAAGACGACATCCTATTTTAATCGCCCTATCGGCTTCGTTACTAGGAGCTTCAGCACAGCGTGCATTTCGTACGACAGCTAAAGCTACTTCGGAACTGGCCAAAAAGAAATGGAAAAATCTCTGAAAAATTTCTAGTGTGGTCACACGGATGAAACCTACGTTTCAAGACCAATTATACAATGAATTAATCCAAAACTAGTGGAGGATGTATAACTAATGGGTTTAAACATAGACGAAATTTTGGCATCGCTCGAACAAACTAAAACAGCTGAAGAGGTTTTTGAAGACGCTCTTGCTGAGAAGAATGACGAGCAATCCGAATCACCCAAAGAGTCTGCAGATACTGAAGTTACTGAAGAGTCAACTGACGAAGCAGTAACCGAAGAAAGTGCTGACGAGTCTAAATCCGAAGCTGACGAATCTGAAACTTCTGAAGAAGCTCCTGCTTCTGATGAAGAGGAAGTAGTCGAAAAAGCTGCGGATACGGACGTCTCTGAAGAAACTGAAGAATCTGAAGAGTCAAACGAAACTGAAGAAGCTGAAGAAGCTGAAGAAGTTGAAGAATCTGAAGAGTCAAAAGAAACTGAAGTAACTGACGAGTCTGATGAAGCTGAGGCGGAAAAACTCGCTCAAGAGTTAGATGCTCAGGGACGGATTATGGCACGTGCATTTGTAGATGAGTTAAATCAAATAGCTAATACCGTTATAGATGAAGTTGCTGACGATGCTTCTCAGCCAGAAGAAGTTAAAGCTGAAGAGCAATCTGAAAAGAAAGCTGAAGAATCTGAAAGCGAATCTCCAGCGGAACGGATTTTAGGCAAAATGTATAACAATTTTTTCGGAGGAGAATAACATGTCAAACTTGTTAAATACTTACGAAAATATGATTGCTAACGCACGTGAACAGGAGGCTGAAAAAGAAGCTACTGCTGAAGAAACTGCAGTAGTTGAAGAGCGTATTTCTGTATTAGAAAAATACGCTACTACAGCTGACGGTTTGTTGAGTGACGAGTATGGCGAAGACTATACTGAAGAAGATGTAACTAAATTAGCTACTATGATGATTAACAAAGATATAGAAGATGAAGCTACGGCTGAAAAAGTTAGTGATTATGTGGAAGCGGGTAAAATTATGGCTCGCTCGTTTAAAGCTGAATTAGATTCAATTGAAGAGTCCGCCGATTCTGAAGAAGGCGAAAGCACTTCAAAAGAGTAGGGAGGTTTTATGGATTCCAGGTTAGCAGAACAGGCAGCTGAAGCTATTAAAGAGCTACAAGCGAAAGTGGCTGCACTGGAAGCACGTTTGGATTTACACAAAGCTGCTGAAGCTATAGTTTTTAAACTATACGACGACGGTAGTTTAGGTACAGACGAAATCCAGGATGTCTTGACGACCTTCCAGGACAAATCAAGAGAAGATCTTGAAATAATTGAGAAAGCAGCTGAATTGTCTCGTAATGCAGGCAAAGTTTTAACTGTTGGGACATTAAGTGAGCGTTCTCAAGATGACGGGACTTTAGACCCTCTGACGCGTATGCTGTTAGAGGATTTATAAGTTCATTAAAATAACAATCGTGGAGGAAGTATAAATGCTTCGATTACTAAGTAATCTAAATCTATGTACACGGTTTGATGCAGTCGGCGAAGCTGGGTTATTGGCTAGTGGCGTTACTGGGAATTGGGTAACCAAGACCAGTGCTACTGATATTGATTTCCCTGCCGCTAAAGCTTATGCAATTGGTCCTATTTGGACTGAGAGCAATCGTGATGGAACTGGAACTGGCGCTGGTCGCTGGAGTCCAGACGTTGCCGCTAATGGGAATAATTTAACTATTCTTATGGGCAATCATCGCGCATTAACCGATCAGTATGCAGGTACACCTGCTGTTGGCGCCCGCCTTGAAGTGGACGTTGCAGGCAAGTTAGCTGTTACTACTGGTGGTTATGCAGTAGCTTATGTCACCAAAGCGCAACATAGTATTACACACTTAGGCAGTGCCACAAATGTAATTGAGTACGTATCAATTTAACCTTAGGAGATATTAAAACATGGATAATATATCAGCTAGTACAGTAAATGAGCTGTTTGTTCAGAAGTTAGATTCTCCTGATGGACTTGATAAAGTCGCTCAAGAAGGATCTGCCTTTATTCGTCAAAAGTTGCGTGAAGTTTCTTTTGCACGGAAAATTATGCAGCCTCAGTATGTTACTAAGGCTGACCTACAACGATCTGTCAATCATGATGGACTTGTAAAAATCATCGATATCGAGCCTGATTCCAAGGCTATGGCTGTAAACTTTCGTGGTGAGCCATCTTGGAATTACATCGAAGGCGAAAGGTTTGAAATACCATTTTACATGGTATCTTCGGAAGACTTTCAGAAGACTGAAGAAGAACTTCTCGCTTATGATATGCCTTTGACGGAAGTCATTGAGCGTAATTCAGTGCTTGATATTCAGAAGATTGAAGATACAGGTTTTATCAGCACCGTAGATGCAGCTGTTGCCGCGCAAAGTAGCGCTGTAACTGGTAGTTATGTTACGTCTGGTGAGATTGGATCGGTCCCTAAAGCCTCATTCAAAGAGTTATTCGACGTTCTTGATGGAAACGAATTGCGCGCTGAAGTGATGCTTATGGATGCAAAGATGTTCAATCGTATGTTCTTATACGATGCCACTACTGTTGGTGACGCGGTTGGTTCTGAGGTAGCTGTAAACGGCTACTCTTATGCAACCCTCTTCGGTCGCCGGCTTGTTGTCTCTAACAAGGTCAGTTTGTTGGATAACAAGATCTACGCATTCACGGCTCAGGATTTTATGGGTCAGTTCTGCATATTAAATGATGTGAAATTCTGGATCGAAAAGAAAAAGAATATCATTTCGTTTGCTGCATATGAGAGTATTGGAATGGGTATTGGAAACTCCAAATCCGTTGCACATTTAACGATGAGTTAATCGTTATTTACTCTTAG